CCCATATTGGTGTATGTCGTGTTGGTATCCGTCCACGGAACATTCACATACATCTTACCATTTCCGTCAAGAGCTACCGGGTAATTCTTTCCGTTAGCTGAATACCCGATCTTAACAAGACCCAGATTATCGCTTGTAGCTTGGGTATAAGTCGTGTTACTGTCAGTCCAAGGGACATTGACGTACATCTTGCCATTAGCCAATAGCACAGCGTAGTTCTTTCCATTAGAAACATAGCCGATCTTAACCAATCCTAAGGTGTCGGCCGTGGCTTCATTATACGTTGTGTTATTATCCGTCCACGGAACGTTAACGTAAGCGTTGCCGGACGAATCCAGTTGCACCTTATAGTTCTTCCCGGAAGTCGTATATCCTACCTTAATACCGCCAAGAACGGTAGCGGAGGACGTGGGAGGGGTGAAGGTACTTGGTTTGCCCGTAACCCCGGACCAAGGTACGGAGGAAGCCTGACTGGCCGTGTAAGGCTCATACCCATCCTCACTGCTTAATTTAGACTCGTCTTTTATCAGATACATCTTACCTGTAGACGTGACCTTTACCGTATCACCGCTTTGAACCGTAGCGGTGGTAAGGGCGAATCTAGCCGTATCATCAGCTACCACGATCAATCTCTCCAAAGCCGCCTTAGGTAACCTATCTATGCTGATGGTTCCGGACGCGATCTTAGAGGCATCAAAATTAGCCAATGTCGTGGAGATAGTTACGTTGCTTCCGAAGTCCGATGAGACACTACCGGTAACAGCCCCGGACAGCGCTATGGTCCTAGCCGCCTGTAATTTCGTGGCGGTAGGGGCATTATCCGTCTTAAGAGCATATTTGGTAAGATCAATATCATTAGCCTTATCCAAAAGCTGCTCTATCTGCTCGCCATTGTATTTACCTTGAAAATCTGCCATATTACAATTATTTTTTTTCAAATATAGATATATGTATCAACCCAAAGAAATCGAAGGGGGGGGGTAGATGCGGGCAGGTGTTAGAAGCTGCCGTCCTCATGCAGGAATCCGCTACGGAATATAATAGCCTTGTTTTTAAGTTTCTGGACAGACTCCCATTCCCATTCACCCTCACAAGGCTTAACGACATACTTATTCCCCCATGTCTTGAACTTCCTCTCTATAACAAACATCTCCGGGTCATTAAGGACATGGAAGATACTTCCGACAGGGAAATACTTATCAGTTCTCAATATAACTCGATGATGTCTCTCGTCATATTCAGGATCGCCTACGATACGTGCCTTATAAAATTGGAAATCATTTAACGTCTGATCCACTGGCTCTATCCAATAATACCCCTTACCCATTGCAGTTTGTATTTAATTATCTATATTTGCGGTGTAGTAACTCATAATGTTTTAAGTGATTTTCAACCAAAGGGGAAGGGTGTCCGTGAGGATGCCTTTTTTCATTCCCGCCCACCCTTCCTATGAACAAAAGATCTACCTCGAACAAATGTAATCATAATAAGGCTACGATCAAAAAGAAACCCTATCGGTATTCTATTGCCGACAGGGTTCTCCAACGTTGTATCAAACTAAATCATATCACTCCATTTGATTGTGTCACCGACGAAGCACCGCACCGCCAGATACCTTACGAACGCCGTCCCTTCCGGGGCGTCAGGGTCTTCCAGATAAGCCAAGACAGCCTTGACTATTTTCTGGTCGCAATCCAATACCTTAGGAAAGTAGTCGCTATAGAACATAGCGAACAGGTATTGGATATCTCCCCAAGTGGCGTTATCAGGTTTCTTGGCCCCGCATTTATCGAACATCTGCTTAGCGTCCTCCATCGTCCATCTTCTCTTGGACCCGTCGGCGTTAAGCATCTTGTCAGCGGCTTCCCTAGCCAGCTCCTTGGAAAAGTGATATCCATGGGTGTCTATATACCGCTTATAATCCGGGTCATCGGCGTCTGCTCCTCAGTAGTAACGACTCCTGCGTCCCCTGCGCATATACGGTTCGGTACCTTCGTACTCGTCACGGATGCCGCGCTCACCGAACCATCCCCTGCGATACATCTCGTCCTCACGTTCATGGAATCTTTCACGTTTCTCAAGCTCACGCTCGTCACGTTCCAGCTCCCTCTCACGTCTTTCAAGATCACGCTCACGGCGTTCTAGCTCATCCATCCTACCGTCATGCTCCTTGCCATAATGGTCGTATATTCCGCCACCATAACCCATGTAAGTCCCATCCGAACGCCTGCTACGTCCACGGCCGCCTCTACGATCGTAGATCTCGTCATTGTAGTCCTCATCGTGACCGCCGCCTAAATCTATAACTCTCATTTTAACCTAATTTTTTAATTAACAACTCTTTTAGCTCATCGAAAGAGGATCCCATCCTATCGACTTTCTCCTCAAGATTCTTGATCTTCCGGTCTTGATCCTTAGTCTGCTTAAAAGCCGGATTGATTTCCTCAAGGATCGAATCACAAGCCTCTAGCGTCCTCCTATGCTTATCGATACTATCGAGAATATCGGAGCTGGTTCTCTTAGCGGCGTTAAGCTGGTTCATGATCGGATCGACCGAGCAGGCCAAAGTTATGTTATTAGACATAGCGACATCCCTGCTCTCCGGTACGACGTAGGTCATGGAAGACCCGTTTATCTCCACGGTAAGGTCTATCACCCTATCCTGTAGTTGCTGATATTGCCCCATCTGACCCATCTGGGGTTGCTGGAACCTATGCTCGGACACGTTAACCACATTCCCCATCCTGAACACCGGAACATCGGACGTATCCAGCGTATATACTTGAAATCCTTTCTTTAAGTCTCTAAACATATCTCGATTTTTAAGCGGGAGGGAATACCCTCCCATTAGACATCCAATCTAACCTATTCCTCATCAACAGTCGTCTCCGACGCCGAGGCGGAAGTTGTAGGCACACAGCAATCCATGAGCCTCAATACACCCCTTACCTTGTTGAAATAAACAAGGCGTTCGGTGTTGTTAACCATAGCCGCTCCGGTCACAGCCACGTTGATCGGATTCACCACAGCCACGCCGGTTACCGGGCAGCATGTGTCATCACCAACCGTGGATACGGTGCTGTTCGCTGGGATAGCTATCTGTACTGGCAATGTCTCGCCTGTTGTCGGAACCACCTGCCGGATTTTCAGCAGCAGAAGGCCCTCGCATGGCAAGGACAGCCATATCCTTGGGTTGATGCCGAAGATGGTGTTGGTAGTAGTCACTACCACGTTCTTCGTGACCAACTCATAAAGAGACCCTATTTTAGAAACACAAGCCATAATAGCCTCCTTCCTTTATAGAGTTAAATAGCGGCGTTTCCGTTGTTGCAGCATCCATTGTTGCACCCACATCCGTAATTACCTCCATAAAATGCTTGACCCCATCCATAAGTCTGGTAAGGAGAGCATGAAGGATAAGCCGGCACAGGGGTAGGTCTCAACTGGTTGATCAAATTCTGAGTCTGTTGCTGAGTCAACGCGGAGGCTTGGTAAGCCGACCTTTCATCACGCAACTGATTGATCGTATTCTGCATCTCACGCATTTCCAATTGACAGAATTTATCATTAATCAAGGTTGTTTGAGCATCAATCTTAGCGCTCAAGATATTGAACCGACTCGTGGCTTGCTCACGATTGTTCGTCAATCCTTGATTAATAGTGTTTTGTAACGTGTTAGTCTGATTCAATGTCTCAAGACGATTCTCATAACCTTGATTGTTGATCATCTGCTGAGTCTGGCAAGTGCTTTGGTTGATCAAAGAACTCAAATTGCAGCAGCAAGAGCTAATTTGATTACCGATCTCACAACCTTGTTGCTGTACGGCGTTAATAACAGCCTGAGAGGTCATACCTACCTGACCAGCTACCTTATCGATAGCGCCTTGTACGTTACAGATAGCGCTTTGCAATTGAGTGGTAGTACAGTTCAAGGCGTTAGCGATCTGATCGATAGCGCTTCTGTTACCTTGGATAGCCTGCATCAGTAACTCACGACCATAGTCGTTATTCAATTGAGCTGGAAGACCATTAGCGCAACACTCATTACCATTGCCAAAACCATTGCCAAAGCCACGGCCACCCCATAACCAGAACAGGACGATGATCCACAACCACCAACCGTTAGCCCCGCCGAAACCGTCTTGGTTGTTACGACCGTTCATCAAAGCCGCTACCAAGTTCGGATCCATCTTATTTCCGCCTATTAAGTTGGCGAACATCCCCGGAATCATAGATAATAAACCGTTAGTGGCGCTTCCACTACCGGAACCCATACCGTCTAACAAAACGATTTTGTCTCCACTTGTACCCATGTCTATTTATTTTTGAATTAATAATAACCCCACCTGATGGCGGGCGTTACAAAGTTCAAAAATTAACAGCCCTAAAATCGCGATATGTGTCATCATCAAAGTACGTCATGTCTTGTAAATGGGATTAATAAGAACCGATACAAGACAAAAAAATCCGGAGCGTATCACTACGACCCGGATTCATCGCAAATCTATAAAATCCAATGTTTCAATGCTCGAAAGAAAACGTCTCACGACGTCAAAGAGAGATTAACTACACGAAAAATCTCGCATCAACTTATTTGTATTAGCAGTGTATTCATTAACTATCTTACTGGATGAGGGATCATCCTCTATCCTTGACAGGCGGTTATCGTCACTCCTTACCGTAACATCACCCATCCTTCGTACCATGTTTTCTTGATATGATGATGGATCGGAGTATATAAGATCATCAACGAACCTGTATATCGCACCATCAACCGTCTCACCTACCTTCTCATATAAGCCGGATTGGAATGACACGAAATCATCATACCTCCCACGAGCCAAGAACGAACCGTCCGGTCTCACCTCGACGCCGCCGTTGACCTCCCGGAGCAGGCCCGGATTCCTTTGGTACAGATACCTGTAAAACCCGGCATCCATCATCCTATCCTGACTATCCAGATAGAAAAGGTTTCTCATGCTACTGTCACCGGACTCGATAGCCACGTCAAACAGAAGATCCCTTACCTGACCTTCCGGCAACGACATCTCCATGCTTTTTAACGTACTTCTGTCATGGTGGTTCAAAGATACATTATAAAATCCATTAAAATCAAGGAAACGTAAGACATTATTATACAAATCCGATTTTTTTAACCTTTCCTTAATCTGGATCTTCCTCAACGAGGTACAGAATTTGATAAAATCCCGATCCTTTCCCTGCCTAGCCTCGTATCTCCTGAACTCCCGATCAATATCGACATCATCCATCTTAGGGGTTACGGGATGCTGGTATATCAATCTGGTAAGGATCATGTTCTCGGTATTCGAGGATGAGATGTTGGACATAACCAGCTTTTTTATATTATCCTTGACCACGCCAATATCGGAACGGGAAGCCCCGGCGGGAACCACGCCAGCCGGCAAGTACGAGGGCCGCTCTATCCCGATATCGGCCAACATCTCATAGGCCTGATCGGTGTCGGTTATCGGGGCCGTGTTATGGTACGTATTCCTACCCATATACAACATGCTCCTATCATACATATCGGAAGGGGATGTATTCCCGGACCTTACATACACCATCCTATCCCCAGTAGAATAAGTATCCTGAACCTCGTATATCGGATTCCCTTTTCCTGTTATCCTATCAAGATCGGAGATAAAGCTATCGTATACCGAATTGCCGGCCTGTATGGAAGACAACATGACGTCCAGCGACGCCATAAGATCACGGATATCCTCAGGTCTGGATATAACCATCTCATCGCTGATCGCCTCGCTTATATCCACGCCCATGTCGGCAAGATCCATGGCTATGTCATGCAGACGTCCGGCAACGTCCTTGATGTCCTTAAAATCATCCATATCGATTATCTCCCCAACCTTATCCCTTAGACCCTTCATATCCTTAGGCATACTGATATACGGTGTGGTACTATTGAAGTACGAGTCGGTAATCGTATTTCCGTCCTGACTCCGAACCTCCATACGGGTCATATTACGATACGTGTCATACATCCGATCTGCGTAATCCTGATCCTCCTGATACCGGAGTGCCAAGGAAGGGTATGGGATGGAGGCGAAAGCCTGATCGAACTCCCGGCGGTCGCTGATACCGCCT